CCATCTGATACCCAAAAATACTGTCGCAAAACCTACTAGTGCCTTACCAAATCCTAGTATTCTTTCAAAAATATTAGCATCACTCTTAAACATATTATACAATCCATCCATCAATGTTATGACTCCAAACTTCATGAAGTCAAATATAAACTTACCTACCTTACTAAGAACTTTAATTACTGTGATTAGTTTTTCTTTATTTGCAGGGTCAGCAAGCCACATCAATGCAGGTATAGCAATAAACATTTTCAACATATTGCCTAACATACCTAGTATTCCACTTAAAAAATCACCACCTTTTTTAGAAGCATTCTTAGCAAAATTGACAAGTGGATTACCTGCTTTCTTCTTTTTATCGTCTTTTGATTCTGGTTCTGGTTTAGGTTTATTTTTATTAATCTGATCTAGTCTTGCTAACTCTAACTCTTTGAGTTCTGCAACCATAGAGATAAGACCATTAACACTTTCACCTATCTGATTTATCGCTGTAGTATTATTATTGAAATGTGTAGTCGCACCAAAAGGATTGGAACCTTTACCTTTGGGTTCCTCTGTTTCAACAAACTTATAAAAGTTTAGTTTACTACCTTTTTTTACTCCTGTTGCTTTTGCCATTATAATCGTCTAGATGAAATAGAAGAGATAGATGCTGAACGACTACCTGTATTTATTGGGACTGCCTTATCAATCAATGCAAGTTGAGTTAAAATTATAGGTATTGGAACTATGTCATCCATGGTAGATCCTAATGCAACTTGTTCTGCTAGTCCACCCTCCGAAAATTCTGGTGTCTTAGGAACAGGTGCTATGTATTTAGATTGATTTCTTTTAAACAGTCCACCTGCCATCTTCTCTTCAAACTCAACTTTTGTATCATTCGGTGCACCATACTTGCGTAACTGTTCTTCATTAGACATCTCTTTGAACGCAGTGTATTCTTCCAGAGAAACTTCTTTACCATTAATAAATGCTTTACCATCAGTATAAAGATTAAATTTAGAACTTACTTGTTTGACATTAGTGATAGTAGTAGCATTACCATCGTCTTTTGGTACCTCTACTTTTTCTTCTTCCTCCTTCTTACCTTTATTACCAGTCAAGAATCCAACTATCGTACCTAAGTCTGGTAGTTTCTTAGCGGCCTCCTGTACTTTGGGGTAAATTTGTTTGTAACCTGGAATTTTATTCAACATTGCCTCTTCCAATGCTGCTATTCCTGGTACAAAATCTCTTGCAAACATAAATGCATCGATACCCATTGACATACCAGGACCTGCAGCGTTTCCAAATAGACCAGAGATATCAAGAGCACCAGATATTGATTCAAGAGTACCTCCAATAACATCACCACTCGCTAGTCTATCATATGCAAATAGCATGTTTACTAGACCACCGACTATAGGTAATGCCTTACTACCAATCTTTTTACCTAGAGGTCCAGGTTTTGCTAATGATAAACCTTTTGTCTTTAAATATTTCTCCATCATTGCACCCGCAGGTGTCTTTATTATGGCATTATATGCTTTCTTACCCATCTTATTTGCCCACTGTACAACAGGATCAATAAACTTTCTTAATGGATCCAGTACTTTCATAACTAGTTGTTCTTTTACAAAGTTTCCTGCTTTACTAAGGTTACCGCCTATCCAGTTTCCTGCTTTTGCAAGATTACTTTTTAATCCAGAAAATAGACCTTTCCTTGCGGTATTAACTTGCTTACTAATTTTTGTGTAATTTTTAAATGCTTCTTGAAATCTTGGTGCTAACTTATTATACTGCTCTGTGATAAAATTCCTTGCTGCTTTAGTAGTACCTTCTAATATATTCTTACCTCTCTTCTGCAGTCCCTGTCCGATGTCATCGACTTTATTCTGTATGTTTGCAAAAAAACCTTTTCCTCTTGATGCTTTCCTCGTTGCAGTGGCAAAGTCCTCACCTTGATCTATTCGTTTTCTAGCATCAGCAATCTGATCACTAGTCATACCTTTCTTCTTCATCTTTATCTCATCAGGAGTTGCCTTCCTGACTTTACCATTCTCTAATACTTCATCAGGTTTTAATTTCTTTTTTGTCTTTGGATCAAACTCATCAGGTGCTTTCCTAGGTTGTTTCTTCTTACCTTTACTACCACCATCATCACCACCAAATCCCATTGCTGCAAATATGGCTGCAAGTTTTTGTGCTGCTGCCATTGCAAAAGCAATACCAGAAAATGCTAGTAATGCCTTACCAAGTCCCGCTATTCTTTCTCCTAAAGTTTTATTCTCACCAAATATTTGATCAATCGTAGTGAATATTCCACCTACTAATGCTTGACCAAACTTAAATATCCCTCCAAATACAAAGGATGCTTGCTTAAGAAATTTCTTTATTGCTTCTAAGTTCTCAGGTTTAGAGAAGTATTCCATTATTTTGTAAGTAGCAATCGCAGCACCTACAGTTAACGCTGCTTTTGCAACAGGTCCTAGGAACTTAAGTAAGAAACCTGCTAGTCCTTCTTCTTTATCTTTACTTTTTAGTTTAGGTTTTTTCTTCTTAAGAATCTTTGAACTATCTTTCTCTGCCTCATCTTGTCTCTTCCCTTCTTGTCTATCTTCTGCTGCTGAATCTTTCTTTCTTCTTTCGATTCTACGTTTTGATATTGCTTGTTCTACAGAAGTCTTTTCAAATGCTTTGGATATTTTAACTAGATCACTAGTAAGACCACTTAAACTATTTACAGATTTACCGAGATTATTGATAGCGTCTAGATTAGAATGCACAGAAGTCTTCAACGCACCCTTTACGGATTTCGTTACGGTTGGACTAACCATCTTGTAGGCAACTATCTTTGCCATCTATTTGTTTTGCTCCCTCATGCGTTTTTCTTCTTCTTTGAGGAACTGGATTAGCATATCAACGTAGATTTCCTTTTCCCAAGGCATAAGGTTATCTATGTGTTCGATGTTCCACTTGTGGTGGTGCATCAATGCGAAGTTCCCCTCATAATAAGATTGAAGACTAGTATGCAGTAGGGCTAAGCGAAAAAAGATGCTAACCCTTCTAAAACTACGTCACTTTCAACACCTGTGTTTGGATTAGTTACCTTAACTGTATGAGTTAACTTTGGCATAGTGTCAAAGAACTTTTGTATCTTAGCAAACTGTGCACTGTTCATATCATCAAAGAACTCTTGGATCTCTTTCTGAGGAACATCTGCACACACATATACTTGATTAGGATCAGCGATGGTTTTTATACAGGCAGCAGCCATCTTAAACACTTCGTCAACACCTACGTCTTCTCCACTGAAATTCATAGAGACAAACATATCCAGACTAGGGTAACCCATAGTTATAGAACACTCTTCAGACAACTGAATCTCTGGTTTGTGTCCTCTGGTCTTCTTGACTTTGATTTCATCTAAAGGGATAGATACAGTCACAGTGGACTCATTGTCATCTGGGCAGGTGACAACACAATCTACCTTCTCTCCTACAGACTTTGTTCTAATCTGCAAAAACAAATACTCAATGTCAAAGGTTGCCAAACCCTCTACAGTTTTTAGATCTGTACACTGGGTTATGATATTTTTAATTGCTTCAATGATCTCTGACTGATTGCCAGTTTCAGTTGCAAGCAATAGTAACTTCTCTTCTTTTACAAGGAATGGTCTGAAGTTCACTGTTCTACCGTCAGACGGTAGTTTCAATTTGTACTTAGGTACATTTAACTTAGGTAATGCCATAAACTATTTCACGTCATATTTTATTTAGGTACTATCTATACAAGGTTTATTGGTCTTCTAGTTTCAATGTCGTAAACAATGCCACCAACGGTGAATGTTTTTGCGACAGTGCTACCTTCTTGTCCTAGTGTAGCATCATATCCACCACCTTGACCTGCAGGTACGGTAATCTCAAAGTTTTGACCTGGATCAGTGACAGCATCAGCAGCATAGAATCTATATCTTTCGTAATAAAATCCTATCTGTAACCTCATGATAGTGTTTTGCTCGTTAGTTAACTGTATAGTTCCAATATTATATGGATATACATTTCTCATTTCCCAACAACCAGTGAGTTCTCCAACGTTTTGTGTAGGGTCAGAGAGAACATTTGATGTAGATGTTTCCCACTTATATACTCTCACTCTAGGAGAACAATATCTATCATAAAAATCAACATACTGACTAGAGTCCTGTGTTATTCTATTGACCCAAGTTTCAAATATTGCTCTAGTATATTGAGTTCTTGGTATAGTAAACTCAATATTCATTTCACTAAATGATTGGTTTGTTGCATACTTTACAGATGCACCTGGAGGTTGGAACTGAGAAGTAGTAACCTGTCTACTAGGCAGACTGACACTATTTGCATAATAATCTAACAGATGAGCAGCAGTTCCTGTCTCAAGTGTTGTAACAGACGAAGAACTATTACCACCAACAGATCCTTGCTGTAGTATAGGAGGTGTTGCAAAACTAACTGAAAACTTATTCAGTGTAGCAGGTGCATTCTGTCTACTCTTGATCATTGTGCTAAGAAAACCATCTACACCGTGCATAGGTGCAATTTTTCTAGCACTTTGTTTATTAGGGATTGCCATTAGACTTTAAGTTCCTTTTCAGTGATTAACATAAACTCCCAAGAGTGATCTTTACAAAACTCAGTTGCTGCTTTCCACTTTGCTTTATTGACATGATATGTAACAACCTCATTTATATATCTCTTTGTGTTTCTTTTTTGTGTTTTAGGTTCAATGGTTTGTTTGAATGGTTTAACTTCTACTAAATACTTTCTGTTCTGGATTCTGACATAAAAATCTGGAAAGTATCGATGACGTTTACCATCAACAGGTGAAATATAAGGAATGATAATCTCCTCACTACCCCATTCTTGCACAGACGTTGTGTAGTCACACCATTTCATAAACTTATATTCCCAAGAAGACCTATAAATAATGTTACTGGGGTCACCTTTATACTTTCTAGGATAAGAAGGTCGATATTTTCCTTGATACCTCATAAATATAATATAGATTCACATAGTATTTAGTAAAGTAGTGGCGATTTTAAGATACCCATTAAATCCAGTGGCACCAGACACCAAAGATGAGCAGTATCCATCTGAAGGTGTAGACTATGTGATGTTTGAAAGATTTAGAATAAACTATGATGACAAAGCAACAGGATATAAAGGTTTAAACGTTCCAAATAGTGCAGCAAAGAAGATTCCAAACGCATCTAGAGTCTATCTTGCAATGCCAAAAGCAATACAAACAGCATACCAAGCATCATATAGTAAAGTTGATATGGGTATTGGAGGTGTGATGGCATCATCCATGATAAGTGAAGGGTTGAGTGGAGCAGGGAGTTTTGATAGTGTAGCAAATAATATTCAACAAACCGCATCAGCAGCACTACCCTCTGCAGCAGGTAAGATGATAGCAGGTGTTACTAGTCAGTTGAATAACCTAGCAGGTTCTGGAGGTGCTGTTAGTGCTGATGCTTTGGCAGCAGTCTCATTGGGTAAAGTATTCAACCCATTCTCAGAGCAGATATTCAACTCTATGGCATTTAGAACTCATAACTTTTCTTTTAAGTTATTTGCAAGGTCAATGAAAGAAGCACAAACAATCAGAGAGATAGTAACATATTTAAAAACTGGTACCGCACCTAGGATTGCATCAGGAGGAGCACAAGAACTATTCAATTTTCCTCAGACACCAACAGGTAACAAAAAGAAAGATCAAGCAGCAGAAAAAGCAGCGAATGCAAGAGAAGAACTTAACCAACAAATATCGGCAACCGTAGGAACAAACGTAACGAGTGCTAGATTTTTTGAAGTACCTGATAAGTTTGAAATAAAGTTTGTAAGAATGAATCCTCAAGCATCAGAAGGTTCTGTACTATCATCAAGCAATATGCATTTCAAAGTAGCAGACTCTGTATGTACCAACATGGCAGTAAACTACACACCTGATGGTCAGTATACATCTTTCAAAGATATAACTGCAATCGGTGGAGCAATATCAGTTCCAGTGATTCAAATAGATATGGCATTTACTGAGACAAAACTTCTCAGTCAAGCAGATTTAATGGCAGGTTTCTAATGACAGCATATTTTTCTTATTTCCCAAACACTTATGTAGGTGAAGGTGTCAACCAAGATGAACCATACCGATATCGTTTAGTAAAAAATATTTTCCGTAGAGTAAAAGTTAGAGAGGATCTAGATCAGTATGTAACTGCGTTTGAAGCATACTCAATCAAAGATACAGATACACCATCATCTTTAGCAAATATTTTGTATGGAGATTCTAAACTTGACTGGGTTATACTATTAGTAAACAATATAATAGATTTTTATGAGCAATGGCCAAAAAACAATGAAGATCTTTACGCATATGTCTTAGAAAAATATGCAAATGAAGAGGCAGTCCATCATTATGAAACTAATGAAATAACAGACGGTGATACTATAATTACAAAGAAAGGTATAGAGGTATTAGAATCATTTAGAACTGTAATGCCTGATGGAACTGTAAAATCTGCAGAACAATCTAGATATCCAGTAAATAACTATGAACATGAAGTGTATTTGAATGAGAAAAAGAGACAGATAGTTCTACCTACTGCTACACTAGTTGACTTGATAGTAGACGAGTTTGAAGAGACAGTAGCATATGATCCTCACCCAGAGTTAGATGATGTAAACAATAAGAAAACCCCACTGTCTATTGCAGCGAGGTTTGTTGATGTTGCAGGTTTTGTTAGTGCTAGTGTGTCTAGAACTGCAGCAGCAACGAGTGGAACTACATTCGACTATGGTCCTACTGGTTCTGCTGTTACATCAGGAAGCGTTGGAGTTGCAACTTCAACAAGCACAACAGATACTACAACATCTACATCCACATCTACAAGCACAACTAGTACATCTAGCACATCTAGCAGTACGTCTAGCAGCAGTTCAAGTTCATCATCTTCGAGCAGCAGTTCCTCATCATCTAGTTCGAGTTCCTCTTCTAGCAGTAGCAGTGGTAGTAGTTCTTCTTCTGGTTCATCAGGATCCTCAGGTGGAGGATACTATGGTGGCGGTTACTAATAATATATTGCTTTAAAAATAAATTCTTTAGATAGTACAGGATTACCTAGGAGTT